TCTTTTTTTCAAGGTTCTTTATAAGCCTTGCATGAAGCTTGGCAGAATCACCTTCATCGCTTTTCAAGCGAACTTCAAAATCAGATATGCAATTTTTCAGGATTTCTTCAACTCTGACTATCATTTCATCATAAGTGCAGGATCCTGTTTTGCAATATGTCTGGCCGTCACACAATAGCCTTGGCTGTGCATTGTGCGCCTTGTATGTGCGCAACGACATTGCCCTTCCGCATTTGCACCATAAAAGACCAGCAAGCGGATTTCTGATTTTTGTGTTAGGCTTCAATCGTGCATTCTTGCCCTTCTTGGCTTGTGCAGCATTGAATAATTCTTCACTGACAATGGCTTTATGTTTACCGTCATAGATCAGGTATTCGCCTATTTTTGCAACAGGTCTTGTCTGGACAAATTCACCGTCTTCCACAATAGTGATGGTTTTTCTATGATTCCACTTTACCTTACCAATGTAATGAATGTTTTCAAGCATCTTTGTCATTGCGTTTGCTGACCAATGGTCACCTTTTGGCGGTTTAATCCCCATTTCATCAAACTTTTTGCAGATGTTCCAGCAGCCCATATCTTCATTAACATACAGATCAAACATCATGCGGACAACTTCTGCTTCGTCTTTGTTTGGCACAAGAATCGGGCATTTCTTTTTGCCTTCCATCACAAATTCCTTGCGATACCCATAAGGCGGAGTATTGCCGATATAGTTTCCTTGGCTTACTGACAGCAGCCTTCCCCGGTTCAGGATTTTCTTGGTGTATTCAAGGAATTCATTTCCTCGTTTCAATTCCCTTTCAAGGGCATCCCAATCATAATCATCATGCAGATTATAAATACGGTTTGGTGTGATCACCAATGTATTTGTATGCTTTAGCAGCTTCATGATACGCCCGATATCTTCAAGATCACCACGGGTTAAACGCTGCGGCTCCACTATCTGAATGGCTTTGATTTTCGGCGATTCGATCCGCTTGATTACCTTATTTATTTCCGGTCTTTCCTTCAGCGTTTCGCCGGACACAACTTCACGATATTTGTTTTCTTCAGGCACAATGCCGCCAAGATTCTTTTCAGACCATTCATCCAGGATGGCTTCATGTTTTGCAAGCACTTCTTCCACGGTCAGGGTTGGATCATCTGATCTTGATTTCCTCAAATAATCTATAACTTCATCAGGCGTAAAATCTATTTTCGGTTGATAATACACATTTCATCTTCCTTTCGATTAGGGTTTTTTCCAAAAGAACCCAAGATCAGGATTTGCTTTATCCATAAGTAAAGCAATAATAATTATAAGCAGGGTTATTCCAAGTGCAAAACCTAATATAGTGATTACCTTCAGCCTTCCATCTGCTATCTTTTTTAGATAGTCAATCCTTTCTTTGCTCTCTTTGATAACTTCATCAGTGCCTTTTGTTTGTCCATCCAGCTTATCCTTTTGGCAATGCAATTCGTTGCTTTCGATCAAAGCACAAAACACTGGTGCAAATGTAGAATAGCTTACATCGGGATAGTGCTTCTTCTTTTTGGAGAAATGCATGTCAATTGTCCCTTTTGGAACGCCGGAACGCTCTGAAAGTTCAGCATTTGTGATTCTCCGGTATTCCTTCAGTTTGATAGCCCATTTGTTGATATCGTCCAATGGAAGCGCAAAGAGATTCGGGATGCAGTCTTTACCAAGATGTTCACACCTAATGCACTTTTCAAACATATTCTTCTCCTCTTATCATTTTTTGTCAAAACAAGTCGAATACTTGATTTCCCATGTAAATAATTGACTACCCAATATTGTTTTCTTTTGCATGGAATGGTACTTTTTAATTGGGTCAGGAATGGCCTATCATCCTGGGTGCGGTGGGGGATCTCGTTGGCACCAGGTTCCCCATCGCACTTTCCTTCATTCTTTTATCAAGGTACATCTTAAATTGTATAATCATACAATATTCCGCATTGACAGAAATTTTGTAAAGGTGTTACGATTTACCTGCACGAAGATTGGCAATATGATTGATGAAAGAGAGTGAAAGAAGTGACAAAAGAACAATACATAAAAGAAATCATCGAGTTACTAATGAATTGCAATGAAGAAACCATAATCAGCATAAACCACCTGAATCATATATTAGTTGAACTTTCTGCTGGACAGCTTGAATACATAATTGAATTAACAAGTTTATTGTTTGGCCAGTCTTCTAAGTAAATCCTTATAGGTTTTCTTATCTTCATTGCTTAACAATAAGTATAGATCAACAACTTCACGCAAATCACTATCGGTAAGCACTCTTGCACTTAGCGAAGCAGCTTCTTTCGGATTAGATTCAATTATTAAATCTGAACCTTTAAGATCCAGCGACTTGGCTAATTTTTGCAGGGTGCTTCTTTTTATATTTACTACTCTGCCATTTTCGTATTTGGCAATAGCAGACTTCTGAACGCCCACAAGCGCACCAAGTTCTTCCTGGGTTAATCCCTTCTCAATTCTTGCATCCTTTATCAATTTTCCTATATCCATCGTGTCACCACCTTTCGTGTCTTAATAATACACTAATGTATCTTAAAAATCAATTATTTTTTAAGAAAATGACGAAAAAGATGTTGACAACGAAAAATTATTGTAGTATAGTAATGGTGTCCTAAAAAGACACAAATGGGCTTTTGCCTATATATTTTTTGATTTCAGGTGTCTTAAAAAGACACAGAAGACCCGCAGGGCGAAAGGAGAACAGAAATGAAATACATTCTTTACATCGATTACAGTGCATTCTACAAGCCAATGACTTCCGAATATCGCACCCTGAACGCAAAGACCATTGCCGAAGCAATCATTGAAGCTGATGCAATCCACGATCAGGAAACGATGTACCTCATCAAGATCATGGAAAAGAGCGGCAAGATTGAAAAGGTTGAGAGCGATATTAAAGTTCAGACCTACACAGCAATTATGGAAAAGCGCTCCACGAAGTGGGCAGCAGCAGAGACAAACCACAGCGCAAAGCATTTCATGGCGAAGTTCGGCGATTGGTTTGAAATCGCATAAATAAAACCACCTGGGCCGGGAAACCGGCCCACCATAAGAAAGGAAATTGAAATGAAAAACTATCAGGTATTTTACTGGATCAAGAAAAACCGCCACGAATATTTGGAGCATATGTTCGTTAGTGCAAATAGCGCCAAGGAAGCATGCCGGATCTGCAAGGAACAGGTACTGGAGCAAACAGGTCGGAACGCCTTCCGTCCCACTACAAAAGCCCCATACTTGGAACAGTACAAAAACCTTCCTAATTTTATCGTAGACTAACAAATTGTGCCGAAGGGCGGCTAAACCGCCCAGAAAGGAGAACGAACAATGACTATTTGGAGAAAAGACGAAGAAACCGGCTTGACCTGCGGAATCAACGATGCCGGGGATTTGTTCCTTGGAAATGACTATTCTGGCTACAACCTGCCGGACACGCCTGAAAACCGTGAATACATTCTGAATGATTTTGACCGCTGGTAATTTGAAAGGAGAATGACAATGGGACTTTTTGATTATGAAACCAGAGATGGACGGATCGACAATGACAAGCTGCGCAGCCTTTGCATTGAATACGATTGGTTCACCTGCGGAACAAATAGCCAGTACAGCAAACTGTTTGAGATGAACGAACAGGGCGCTGGTATTGAGCAAATCGCAACTGTGATCTGGCTGTGCAGTGATAGCGACATCCCGGAAAACTGCCGCCGTGACATTATCCTTGCGCTGCATGAAGCCGGTTTTACCGAGCGACAGGACAAGAGCGAAGCGGAACATCTGATGGACTGGCTTGAAATTTGAAGGGGGGAGAATGAACTGCGGCAAACGGAAAAAGCCGAAACGGTCTGATGATCGTCTGCCGGGAATGACCGCCCGGCACTGATGATGGCAGGTCAAATAAACAGGAAGGAAGTGAAAGCATGGACAAAAACTTGCTAAGAAGTATCATGGTGCGCTGGGGGGACACAAATGCTTCCCTTGCCGCCTATCTTGGCATTACGGAACAGAGCGTTTGTAACAAGATCAACGAAAACGGCACCGAATTCAAGCAGGGCGAAATCGCAAAGATCAAAGCAAGATATGATCTTGAAAGCGATATGGTAGACCGCATTTTTTTTGCAGATTGAGTGTCTAATTTAGACACAAAGCAGAAGCAGACATTAGTCCAAGCCATGAACGCATAGGCTAAAAGACCATAAGAAGGGATGTGCATCTGATGAAACAAGAAGATACATACAAGGAAGTCAAGGTGTTTGAATTCCCCAATATGACCGTCAGAGTGCATCAACCAATTCTTGCGGAAGATGAACGAGCAAGGCGGATGAAGGCCATCGAAAAAGCCGCTGCAAGTCTTCTGCGGGATCTGTATGCAAAGGAAATGTCTGCAAAGAAAGCTTGACTTTCTTGTTTGGCAGCTGATCTGGTTGCCAGATATGTGATGGACAAGCTGTCACTTGAAACTAAAAAGAAAGGTGGTTTTGGAAAATGCAGCAAAAGATTTCTACAAAGCGATCCAGAAAGCGCAGTGAAACGATTGAAATGGTCAAAGACATGGCTGCTTGCGCCCTGGGCCTGTTGTCACTGTTCGGCTTCATTTTCTTCATATTGATGGTGGCGCCATGTTAGAACGAGTACCGGATGTCCTTGACCAATGGGATAAGTACGATGCAGAGCAGTGCCGACTGATGGATCAGCTGCCTGAATGTGCAGACTGCGGTCAGCCGATACAAGATGAAACAGCTTTCTATATCAATGGTGAATTCATCTGTGAAAACCGCATGGAAGCATACAGAGTAAATATAGGAGATTACATAGAATGAAAGTAGATATTTTCAACACGCATAAGAAATACAACATTATTTATGCCGATCCACCTTGGGCATACAAAGACAAAGCCCTTACTGGTAACAGGGGGGCTTGCTGCAAATATCCTGTCATGGAATCAAAAGATGTTTGCGGCTTACCAATCAAGCAGATTGCAGCCGATGATGCAATTCTTTTCATGTGGGTGACAATGCCCAAATTGAATGAATGCTTTGATTTAATCAAGGCTTGGGGCTTTGAATTCAAGACCTGTGGATTTGTTTGGATTAAGACAAACAAGAAAAGTGACAGTCTGTTTTGGGGCATGGGCAGATGGACAAGAGCGAATGCGGAAATTTGCCTGATTGCAACCAAGGGAAAACCCAAAAGGCAAGCTGCAAACATCCATAGTGTTGTTATGACACCCATTGAAGAACATTCCAAGAAACCTGCTGTAATCCGTGATCGTATTGTTCAGCTTTGTGGGGATCTTCCAAGAATTGAACTCTTTGCAAGGCAACATGCGGAAGGTTGGGATTGTTGGGGAAACGAAACCGAGAAATTTTGAAAGGTTGAAGCACATGGCAAGTCTTTATGAAATTGACAAAAGCATCCTGGAATGCATTGACCGGGAAACCGGCGAAATGATTGATCCTGACCGGCTTGAAACCCTGTTCATGGAAAGAAATCAGAAAATTGAAAATGTTGCTCTGTGGATCAAGAATCTTCAGTCTGATGCCTTGGCTTTTAAGGCAGAGAAAGAAGCCTTCGCAGAGCGTGAAAAGGCTGCAAACGCAAAAATCGAACAGCTGAAGAAGTATCTGGCGCAAGCCCTGGATGGGCAGAAATTCAGCACTGGCAAATGTGCGGTCAGCTTCCGGAGATCTGAACAGGTTGAAGTGCTGGACGAAACCATTATTCCCAGGGCGTACATGGTGGAAACCGTGACCTATAAACCGGATAAGAAGCTGATCAAAGAAATGCTGAAAGATGGCGAACAGGTCAGCGGATGTCAGCTGATTGAAAATCTGAATCCGCAGATTAAATGAAAGGAGATTTGAAAATGGGAATCCCTGTTTTGATTTTGGGGGAATCCGGCAGCGGAAAAAGTGCCAGCCTTCGGAACTTCAACCCCGAAGATGTCAGCATCTTCAATGTAGCTGCAAAGCCGCTTCCCTTCCGCAAGAAGCTGCCGATCATGTCAACGGCTGATTACAATGCCATCGTTGCTGGGATCAGCAAAAGCACAAAGAAGGCGTTTGTGATAGACGATTCGCAGTATCTTCTGTGCTTTGAATCTTTTGCGAAGGCAAAGGAAACTGGCTTCGGAAAGTTTACAGACATAGCGCTGCACTTTTACAACCTTGTCCAGTTTGTGATCCGGCAGACACCACCTGATGTGATTGTCTACTTCCTGCACCACACGGAAACAGATGGCAATACAGGCAAGGTCAAGGCAAAGACGATGGGCAAGATGCTGGACAACCAGCTGACACTGGAAGGGCTGTTTTCCATCGTTCTGATGTGCGTGACAGACGGCAAGAAGCACAGCTTTGTTACTCAAAGCGATGGCTTCACAACTTGCAAGTCACCGATGGATATGTTCCCGATGGAAATTGACAACGATCTGAAGTCCGTGGATCAAACGATCCGTGAATATTATGAAATGAAGTAAAGGAGAAAAAGCCATGATCAATAGACCTAATAACTGGAACGAAGTAAAGGAATTCGCTGACTATCCCAAGCTGCCGCTTGGTGCTTATGTCTGCAAGGTGAAGAAAGCTGTTGTGCAGCCAACCGACTACGGCGATCAGCTGTGCATCCTGTTCGACATTTGCGAAGGTGATTTCCGCAATTTCTATGACAATGAATTCAAGGCGAACACCAAAGAGGATAAGAAGTGGAAGGGCGTTCTGCGCCAGTGGCTGCCCAAGGATGATGGATCTGAAAAGGACGAATGGACGAAAAGCAGCTTGAAGGGCATGACTTCTGCCTTTGAGAAGTCCAATCCAGGCTATCAGTGGAATTGGGAAGAAGCATCCCTTGTTGGCAAGGTAATCGGGATCATCTTCCGTAATGAGGAATGGGACTACAACGGCAAGCATGGCTGGGCTGTTCGTCCTTTCCGGGCTTGTGATGCCGAATTGGTCAGATCCAATGAATACACGCTGCCGGCGGACAAGCCCTTGAAGACAAAGGCTGCTGCATCTGATTCCTTCGGATCTTATGGCAGCTATGCTGCACCGAACGATTTTGAAGTGATCCCGGAACCTGACGATAATGATCTTCCCTTCTGAAAGGTGGTATCAATATGAAAAAAGCAATAATGACAACAGATATATTTAATCGCTTGATCAATGCAACCAAGGGGTTTACCGGATCTTTCGGATCAAGATATATTCACCAATTTATTCGATTGGAATTTCATTCTGATAGTGATGAGGTTGTTGCAGTTGCTGTCGATGGATTCAAGCTTTCTGTTGAACACGCTGTCTGCAAGAGCGAAGAAGACTTTGTTGTTTATGTGAAAAGCAATGTCAAATTGCCAAGAAAAACAAAAGTGGAAATTGAACTTGACGGAAATGAAGCTTTGTTCAGATGCGATGAATTCGTATTTGGATATCAGCAGCCAGATGGTGAATTTTGTGATTGGAAAAAAGTTTTGCCGAAGGGTGAACCATCTTTCAAAATAGGTTTCAATGCGGAATATCTACTGAAAGCATTAGATGCCGCCCGGATATCTGCTGGCGGTATATGCAAAACGGCTTGTGTGCTTGAATTCAGAAGCCCACTTGAACCTGTGATCATAAGAACAAACAGCAATGATATAAAGATGGTTCTTCCAGTAAGGCTTACGGATTAGGGGGATTTGAGTGGCGGTAAACAGCAAACAGAAAGGTGCAAGATTTGAACGGCTGCTTGCTTCCCGGTTCCGTGAATACGGCTATGAAGCCAGGAGAACCGCCCAATACTGCGGAAACACCGGTGATGCTTCTGATGTGGTTGGCCTTCCCGGAATACATATCGAAGCAAAGCACCAGGAGCGTATGCAGCTGTATGAATGGATGGCACAGGCAAAAAGGGATGCTGCCGGAACAGGAAGGCTTCCGGCAGTCTTCCACAAAAAGAACCATGCTGAAATCCTGGTGACAATGGAACTGGAAGACTGGATCCACCTTTACAGGGAATGGGAAGCTGGCTTTGATTTGAAAGGACAGGACAATGCTGATTGTGACAATTGAAGTCAATGTGCCGGTCATCCAGGCCCAGGCGGTCAAAGAACACCTGGCCATGTGCCTTGAAAAGTTCGGTGACACCAGGGTGATCGATATCAAGGAGAAACCGACAGAACAGATGAAATTCAAGTGAAAGGAAAAGCGAATGCTTGAAATCAAGATCAAATATCTTCGTGATATTCAGAAAATCGAAAAAATCAATGTGGGCGATTGGATTGATCTTCGGTGTGCGGAAGATACCCTCATTGATGGCGGCATGTACAAGCAAATTCCGCTTGGTGTGGCCATGGAACTGCCGCAGGGATATGAAGCCTTGGTTGCACCAAGAAGCAGCGCATATCGCAAATATGGCGTTCTAATGGCCAATAGCATTGGTATCGTGGATGAATCCTACAAGGGCGATGGCGATGAATGGAACTTTCTGGCCTACGCAACCAGGGACACCATCATCAGAAAGAATGACCGGATCTGCCAATTTCGGATCATTGAACACCAGCCTTTATTCATCCTGAAGGAAGTTGATCATCTTGGCAATGAAAATCGTGGGGGCATTGGCTCCACAGGAAGGGCGTGAAAAAATGACTAATTTGACCACTACCACCAACCTTGTGAAAGAGATCCTGGAAGAAGATAAACAGTCCAGAAACAGTGATAGTTTGCTTTACCTGAAGGTTTTGGAGCGTGTAGCAGAAGATTGTGGGATCAACCTGCAAAGCCTTTCTGTGCCGAATTTCCTGGCTTCTATGAACATCCTGCCCTTCCCCGGCTTTGAAACGGTAAGACGGACACGGCAAAAGGTGCAGCAGCACCGGCCCGATCTGGCCGCATGTGAAAAGGTGGAAGCTATGCGGCAGGAAAACGAACAGATCTTCCGTGAATATGCCAGGGGTGATGTCAGTTGAAAAAGTGCAGCTTTAGCGGTGGAAAAGCTGAAATCACAGTTTTTGGGGTTCCTCTGGATCCTTGCCAGTATGAAATGATCGAGAAATACAGGAATGTGACGGTGGAGATCCTGCGCTGCAAGAACTGCGGTCATGTGGAAATCTCATGGAGCCGACAAGAAAACACGGAAGAAGGTGATATGGATGGCTGATGTAAAGTGGATCAAGATCACAACCGACATCTTTGACGATGAAAAGATCCTACTGATAGAAAGCCTTCCTGATGCTTATGCAATCATCACTGTTTGGTTTAAGCTGCTTTGCCTGGCTGGGAAAATGAACAACAGCGGTGTCTTCATGATGAATAACCGTGTGGCCTATACAGACAAGATGCTTGCCACCATCTTCCGCATGAAGGAATCTACTGTTCAGCTTGCCCTTCAGACATTTGTGCAGTTTGGAATGGTAGAAATCATTGATGGTGTGATTACTATTCCGAACTGGAATAAACATCAATCCCTTGATGCTTACGAAAAGAAAAAGCAGCGTGACAGGATCTATCAAGCTGAAAGAAGGGCTGCACAGAAAGCATTGGTTGCAGAATCGTCTGACACATCGGCAGACTATAAAGCTACACCGTCGGCTGATGTCGCTGTTTCAGATAAAGATAAAGAAGAAGATAAAGAAAAAGATAAGAAAAAGACTAAAGAACAGAAGAAAGAACCGAAGATCTTTTCTGATGATCCCGAACTTAACCAGGCAATCTTGTCCTTTATCGACTTCCGAAAGAGCATCAAAAAACCGATGACGGATCATGCTGTTGACCTTCTGATCAAGAAGCTGAATGAAATGTCACCTTCTATTGAAGATCAGATTGAAATAATCAATCAGTCCATCATGAATGGTTGGCAAGGGGTATTCCCTCTGAAGGATCAAGGGAGATCCACACAGTCTGTCAAACAGCCCTACCACAAGCAGACCAAGGCAGAAGAACTTGATGACTTTTATGCTATGGCAAAGGAGTGGTCAGAAACATGATCCAATGTTGCAGAAATTGCCCGGATAGATCTGTTGGCTGCCATGCAACCTGCGAAAAGTACATATCAGAGAAAGCAGCCCATGACAAACTGAATGAAATGATCCGGGATCAGAAAGCCCAGGATGATGCAATCACATTATCCATCATCAACAGATCAAAGAAAAAAGGCGGTAGATATCATGGATAAAAAAGAATTCGGCCTGTTTGCTTCTGCCCTTCGCACCTATTATCCAAAGGAGCAGATCCTGCCGAACCAGCAAGCAATGGAACTTTGGTACAGAGAACTGCAAGACATTCCATTCCCTATTGCCGAAGCTGCCCTGCGCCAGTGGGTGGCCACAAATAAGTGGTCACCTTCCATCGCAGAGATCCGGGAAGTCGCTGCAACAGTCCAGCATGGCAGCGTGAAGGATTGGGGCGAAGCTTGGGAACAGGTGCTGATGGCTGTCAGAAAGTACGGAATTTACAACCAGGGAAAGGCCCTGGATACCATGGATCCGATGACCAGGACAGCAGCAGAACGCACAGGATTCCGCAATATTTGCCTGTCAGAGAACATCGCAACCGAAAGGGCAAACTTCCGTATGATCTATGAAAGCCTGTCTGCACAGGAAAAATCACGGCAGCAGATAGCTTTGCCGTTGCAGGAAGTAATTAAGATGATCCAGGCAAACCAGGAAAGATTGTGTTTGGAAGGGGGAAATGACAATGGCTGAATACATAGACCGGGAAGCGCTGGAGAAAGCAATGACAATAATATGGACAGCTATTGTCATGATCTTTGTGTGCGCTGTGTCTATCGGCTATGCTGCGACTGTTGTTAATGCAGTCCAGGATCCACCGGAAGAAGTAAAGATCATACACGAATACACGGAAGGTTATTATGATGGTTATGCCAAGGGAAAAGCACAAGCTTTAGAGGATATAACAGATGTCTATTACGGAAAATGAATTTGCCCGGCTGCCTGGTGATCTGCAAAGGAAGGATCCCGATGTGGTAAAAGTGGTTCGTTGCGGAAAATGTTTGTATGGCGAAGGCAGGACGGAATGCACTTGGTGCGGCTTATTTGGCTGTTACATGGGTGACGATATGTTTTGTAGCTATGGGAGATCAAGCTATGTGGATTAAAAAAATGGCACAGTGTGAGATCTGCGGAAGGGAGTATCTGAAAACAACGCCTACAAGAAAGTATTGTTCGGATGAATGCAAAGAACTTATGAAAATAAACCTTAAAAGAGAAAGCCAAAAAACCAGAAAAGCCAATAGGAAGCGAGAAATCGCCCAGGAACGGCGTAATGATTTGAACAGGATCCTGCGTGATGCTGCTGAACATGGCATGTCCTATGGCAAATATGTGGCCTATCTGAACGAAAGGGGGAACCAATGTGAATGATGCAAAAAGCTTTCTGCAACAGGTGGAACTGTGTGATAAGCACATCAACAGCAAGCTGGAACAGGTTGCCCAATTAAGAGAACTGGCAACAAAAATCACTGCCACATGGAAGCAGGATGTTGTTTCAGGCGGCGGTGATCAAGACAAGATTGGGAATGCCGTTGCGAAGATCATTGACCTGGAAGAAGAAATAAACACGGCTGTGGATGAATTTGTGGATAAGAAAAGAAAGGTCAGCTGTGTGATTGAACAGATAGGCAATGCAGATTACATTGCTGTTCTGTATAAGCGTTATTTTGAATACAAGACATGGGAAAGAATTGCTTGTGAAATGAATTTTACATATCAATGGGTATGTAAACTGCATGGAAGGGCGTTGCAAATGGTTGACGGCATCATTAAAAATCAAAAGAATTGATAGAAGTTTATACTCCCAATGTGTTACATTTAAGATGCAGAAATGAACAAGATATCTTCCAAGCCTGACAGGGTGACTCCTTCCCTGCCAGGCTTTTTGTATGCCATAGAAAGAAGGTGATGATTGTGGCGGAAAAGAAGCTGACAGCAAAGCAGCAGCGCTTCTGTGATGAATATTTGCTTGATCTGAATGCAACACAGGCTGCAATCAGAGCCGGATATTCAAAGAAAACGGCAAAACAAATTGGGCAGCAAAATTTGACCAAACTTGACTTGAAAGAATACATCGGAAAGCGGATGGCTGAAAAGGAAGCTGCCCTGGTTGCTGACCAGACTGAAGTGATGCGATATCTTACTTCTGTTCTGCGTGGCCAGTCCGTTTCTGAAGTAGTTGTGGTGGAAGGAACCGGCGATGGCTGTTCTGAAGCAAGAGCAATGCAGAAAGCGCCGGATGAAAAAGAGCGCCTGAAAGCTGCTGAACTGCTTGGAAAGGCGCACATGATCTTTACTGACAAGGTGCAGCAGGAAGTGGACATGGATTTGAACATTACGGTGGATTACGGTGACGCAGATGAATAGGGACAAACTTCTTGTGGAATACATTGTACTGGAATTTCCAGAATGTGATAAAACGGATGAATTGCTGAAAAGCGTTTCTGATTCACTTGGATTTAGTGTATATTGCCTTGCAATGGAATTAGAAGATTTTAAGTCTGAAATAAGAAAGCTGTTCCCCTTCTGTCTGCTGTTTGGATGTGATGACGGATGAACATCAAAGTTCAAGCAAATCCCTGTTTCAAGGAAGTTGACCGAAGCACAAAGCGCTATATCGTGATGAAAGGATCAGCCGGATCGGGAAAAAGCGTTGACACGGCGCAGAACTACATTCTGCGACTGATGAAGGATAAGGGCCGGAACCTGGTCTGCATCCGCAAATCGGATATCACAAACCGGGACAGCACCTTTGCTGAACTGACCGGTGCTGTGTATCGCATGTTCGGGGATAAGGCTGATCGATACTGGCAGATCAATATGTCACCATTGAAACTGACCTGCAAAGCAAACGGCAATCAGATTATCTTCCGTGGCATGAACGATGACAAGCAGCGTGAAAAGCTGAAGTCTATCACATTTCAAAAGGGCAAGCTTACTGATGTATGGTGTGAGGAAGCAACCGAACTAACACAGGCCGATGTGGAAATCATAGATGACCGTCTTCGTGGCGAACTGCCGACTGGTCAGTTTTATCAGATCAGAATGACCTTCAATCCAGTAAACAAGAACCACTGGATCAAGAAGGTCTTTTTTGATGTGCCGGATCCTAATGTGCTGTGCCATCATTCCACCTATCTGATGAACCGCTTCATTGATGATGCCTACCGGCAGCGCATGGAGCGCAGAAAGATTGTGGATCCAGAAGGTTATCAGATCTATGGCCTGGGCGAATGGGGCGAAATCGGCGGTCTGATCCTGCACAATTGGGAAGTCAAGGACATTTCACAGGATCCTGCTGACTATGATGATTTCGCCATTGGTCAGGACTTCGGCTTCAATCATGCAAATGCGATCCTTGCTGTCGGAACCAAGGACGATGACATCTACATTACCAGGGAAATATACCAATTTGAGAAAGACACCAGCGAACTGATTGACCTGGCTATGATACACGGCATAGACCGAAAGAAACAGATGTGGTGTGATTCCGCAGAGCCGGACAGGATCAAGATGTGGCAGAAGGCCGGCTTCCGGGCAAGGGGCGTGGATAAGGGCGGATCTGCTGGATCTGTAAAGGCACAGATCGACTGGCTGAAGCAGCGGAAGATCTATGTGCATCCGTCTTGCGTGAATACCATCAAAGAATTGCAGCAATGGAAGTGGAAGAAGGATGACAGAACCGGTGAATACCTGGATGAACCTGTGCCATTCCAAGATGATGCCATGGCTGCGCTGCGTTATTCCGTGGAAGGCTGGCGCAAGATGAAGAAGTGGATGATTTAACAGGGGGATAAATATATGCTTACTGCGACAGAAATAAAAAACTTTATCGACAATGATGCCGCCAGCGACAAAAAGCGCTTTGCAAGAACCGGTCTTCGTTATTATGAAGCAGATCACGATATCAGAAACTATCGTGTGTTCTTCATCGATGCGGATGGCAACATTCAGGAAGACACAACCAAAAGCAATATCAAGATCAGCCATCCATTCTTCACTGAACTGGTGGATCAGGAAGTGCAGTATATGCTTTCTGGCAAGGAAGGCTTTGTAAAATCAGACAATCCAGATCTTCAGGACTATCTGAACGAATACTTCAATGACAATGAAGATTTCATGGCTGAACTGTATGAAGTGATCACCGGCTGCATCTCCAAGGGCTTTGAATATGCCTATGCCTATAAGAATGCAGAGGGCAAGACGGCCTTCCAGTGCGCTGACAGCATGGGTGTGGTGGAAATCAGGGAGAAGGAAACCGATGACGGTTGTGCCTATGTGATCTATTGGTACATTGACCGAATTGGCAAGGATAACAAGAAGATCAAGCGGATCCAAGTGTGGAATGATAAAGAAGTTACTTCCTTTATGCAAGAGGATGACGGCAGCATTATTCCTGATGAAAATGTGAAGCCAAATCCCAGGCCGCACATCACATACAAGAAACCAGGCGATGACAATATCTACTATGACAATTTTGGCCTGATCCCTTTCTTCCGCCTGGATAACTGCAAGAAGCAGTTCAGCGGTCTGAAGCCCATCAAGGCCCTGATTGATGACTATGATCTGATGTCCTGCGGCCTGTCTAATAACATTCAGGACACCAATGAAGCGCTGTATGTGGTTAAAGGCTTCCAAGGTGACAATCTGGATGAATTGATGGTGAATATTAAGGCCAAGAAGCATATTGGCGTGGATGATGACGGCGGTGTGGAGATTCACACGGTTGATATTCCCTATCAGGCCCGGCAGACAAAGCTGGATTTGGATGAAAAGAACATCTTCCGCTTTGGCATGGGCGTGAACACTGAAGGTCTGAAGGACACCAGCGCAACCACATCTATTGCCATCAAGTCTGCCTATTCCCTGCTGGATCTGAAGGTGAACAAGCTTGAAATCCGCCTGAAGCAATTCATGCGGAAGTTGTTGAAGGTTGTGCTGAAGGAAATCAATGATGAAAACAAAACCGATTTCCAGCAGAAGGATGTCTATTTTGATTTCCAGCGTGAGATCATCACCAATGCCCAGGAGAATGCACAGATCGAACTGACCGATGCCCAGCGCAAGCAGACCGAGATCACAACCTTGCTGAACCTGGCCAACCATCTTGATGATGAAACGCTGATGCAGCTGATCTGTGAACAGCTTGATATCGATTACAACGATATCAAGGATAAGCTACCGCAGCAGGAAGAAGATCCGACAGCAGCAGCACAAGCTGCGCTTCAGAACATCCAGCCAGATGATGATGACGGTGGTGAAGTGATTGAATAAGTGGGAAAAGGAAGTCCAGCAATCGCTGCTTAATAGCGAAGAAGCTGCTATCAAGGAACTTGAAAAGCAGTATGCAAGGGCCTTGAAGGATATCAATGATAAGGTCAAGCTGTTCCAGGCTGACATTGATCTGCTGGATCAAGCGCTGAACCAGGATGGTCTGGACGAAGCTGCAAAGACCGCCCTGCTGTCACAGAAGCGGTCTAAAATCTATCAGAAGCAATACCAGCAAGCCCTGAAAAGCCAGATCAGCGGTATCGTTGATAATCTGCACAGTGTCAGCTACACGACCATTGACAAGTATCTGAAAGAATGCTATGAATATGGCTACATTGGCACCATGTACGATATCGCCATGCAGGGGATCCCGGTAATTGCACCGATTGATCAGGCCGCTGTGGTGAAGGCTGTCCTGACTGATTCAAAGGTTGTAGAGGGATATTATAACCGCCTGGGTGTAAATTATGCGAAGCTGAAAAAGACCATCACGCAGGAAGTCAGCCGGGGCATTGCTTCTTCCCTTCCCTATTCTGACATTGCCAGGAATATCAATAATGCATCCGGCAGCGGCCTGTATAATGCAAAGCGCATTGCCCGGACAGAGGGCCACAGGATCCAGCAGGAATCCACAGCGGATGCACAGGAAGCAGCCAAGAAGAAGGGCGCTGATGTGGTAAAGCAATGGGATGCTACACTGGACGGAAGAACCAGGCCCACACACAGAATGCTGGATGGCCAGATCCGGGAAGTGGATAAGCCATTTGAAGCCGGCGGAACAAAAGTGATGCGCCCTGGGCAGTTTGGCATAGCTGCCGAAGATATCAACTGCCGCTGCGCTTGCCTTACAAGGGCAAGATGGGCGCTGGATGATGACGAACTGCAAACCTTAAAGGATCGTGCTGAATACTTTGGGCTTGATAAGACGGCAGATTTTGAGGATTTCAAGGACAAGTATCTAAAAGCTGCCGAAGTTCCACAGCCGCAGGTCAAAAAGGAATATCTGACGGAAAAGAAACTGAATGAAAAACTGGCACAAGCTGATGTTGATATTGCTGACCTGCAAGAAGAATTCAAGGTGAAAGCCAGCGGTTTTACTTATGACGAAGTAATTTCCGATTTTGGAAGCCTGGAATCCTTTGCCGATGGCGAAGATCTGAAAGCATTGAAGGATCTGAAGACAAAAATTGATGAAATAGAACTCCAAAAGATTGATTGGCAGGGCAAGCTGGATAAAAAGCTTGTTGCCAAGGAAATCAAGACCTTGAAAAAAGAAAAGATAGCATTGCAGAATGATCTTGACAACTTCGATGTCAAAACATACAGCGGTATCTGGAAAGATGATGTCACCACACTTGATTGGAAAGATAAGAGTGGATCTATCCAGGCAAAGAAAAAATACTTTGAAAATAAACTTCTGTATGCAGTTGATGCTTCTGAAACGCAAAAATGGAAAGACTTATTTGACCAGGTTGATGATTTCGATAAACAAGGATCTGCATATTTCAAAATGCACAACAGGTTCAATGCTATTGATTCCGAAATTGACAGTCTGAAGAAGAATGGTTTGAAGCGCAGCAAAATCGATGCCGCCTTTTCACAAGAACGGAAAGATGCGGCCTATTGGTTTACCGACAGCAATGGCGGTGTTAAGGGCGCAGATAAAGTGCTGCGGTCTGTATGCGGTGATGTATGGCAAAATGCCAGTAACGCAGAAAGAGAAGCCATATATGAATACACAAGAAGCTATCATAAATTCAATGAACCATTGCGTGGAATTGAATATGGTACTAATAAATTCTTGGGTGTTGGCAATGTCGATCTTAATGAGATTGGCACAAATTATGGCGGCTTTAAGCGTGGAGAAGTCAAAAAGCAGATTGATGATATGACAAGCATCATCGAGAAAAGCACCTATAAAAATGATTTTTGGGTGCAGCGTGGTTGCGATTACGGCGGCATGGACAAGTTCTTTGGTATTGATGCCAATGATTTTAGCCTATCTGAAGCAGATCTGGCAGCAAAGCTAATCGGAACCACACCAACGGAACATGGTTTTTTAAGCACAGGCGTATCAAAGGGAAAAGGATTTTCGCATAAGCCTATCATCATGAATATCTATGCTCCATCAGGTACTAAAATGATGTATGCAGAGCCGTTCAGCGCCTTTGGTAATGGTTCCGGTAAAGGCTGGGACGGTTTGGCGCAACAATCATCTTTCGGTGATGAAGCGGAAATGATTTTTCAGCGTGAAACTACTTTTAGGATCACCAAAGTTGAGAAATCAAACGGAAAAATCTATCTTGACATGGAAGTAATTGAACAGGAGAAATTCTAATGGTAAACAAAACTCTATCCGAAAGATATTCAGATGAACTGCTTTCCGACAATAGTGATCAATACAAACAATGCAAAGATTGTGTGTTCCGGGATGTAGCGAATTACAGGAAAGGGATTTGTGATATCTACGATCTGAAGCCATCTGGCATCAGAAAGAACACAGACAGATGCGAATACTATGAAAAGGAATAAGGCGTGTTGACTATTGGTAACCAATATGTTATAATAAGCCATCAAAAAATATGAGGTTCCCAAGATGGAAAAGAGAAACGGCAGAATAATATTTACAAAGGCCGGTGGAAACGCCGGCAAGGGTTCTTATAATTGCAAGGTTTCCCTTCCTAAAAAGTGGATTGATGCAATGGGCATCACGGTTGATGATCGTGATGTCACATTGCAGTTTGATGGCGAAAAGATAGTATTGAAAAAAGGTGGTGAAGATAGTGAATGACAAACTGAAGGCAGCTGTGTATGGCCTGGCAATCGGTGATGCTTTGGGTGTTCCTGCGGAATTCAAAAAGCGTGGCACATTCCACATCACTGATATGATCGGCTTCGGAACACACAATCAGCCGGCAGGTACATGGAGCGATGACACCAGCATGACACTGGCAACCTGTGATTCTATCCGTGCATGTGGGCAGATTGACTGTCATGATATGCTGGCCAGGTTCAGAAAGTGGCTGTTTGATGCTGAATACACGGTTGATCACATCGTGTTTGATGCCGGGAATACAACGGTTAATGCATTGCGGTATGGGAAAGGCATGGATGACTTCTATTCCAATGGCAATGGATCCCTGATGCGTATTATTCCGCTTGCCTTCGTTGATCTGAATGCGGAAACCGTTTCTGCTGTATCAGCCATCACACACGCCAATAGCGTTTCCATGGATATTTGCTGTGAATATGTGGCCATTGCAAAGCAGATGCTGAAAGGCGGATCATTGGATGATGCCATAAAGAATTGCAGCGGCAGAATCCCGGAGATCAGCAGCCTTGATGAATCAGAAATAAAGTCATCTGGCTTTGTTGTTGATACCTTTGAAGCGGCTGTGTGGGCCGTTGCAACAACAGACAATTACAAAGATGCTGTGTTGAAGGCTGTGAACCTGGGTGATGATACAGACACGGTGGCGGCGGTCGCTGGCGGTTTAGCCGGGATCATGTACGGCATGAAAGGGATCCCTGCTGAATGGATCGATAAGCTAAGAGGTAAAGACATAATCGACAGGTGCTTGTTTTAAGCATTTGAATAAAAGCATCCTGAAAAGGGTGCTTTTTTCATGCCGTTTAGTCGCAATTTGGTCGCAATTTAGTTTTAAGTTAGTCCAAAGTTAGTCCAAAAAAGCAGTTGTTTGGTTATTCCGAATAACTGTTTTTTATTTTATGAAAGGTGGTAAAAACAATGAAAAGATGTTGGAAAGATTGGTTCAAGAAAGCCGGGATCCGGGCAATCAAGACTGTGGCGCAGACTGCTGTTGCTACCATCGGCACTTCTGCGGTCGTAAGTGATGTGAACTGGATCATGGTGGGCAGCGCTTCCCTGCTGGCCGGTGTGCTGTCCCTGCTGACTTCCCTGGCTGGAATCCCTGAAGAATGTCCGGAAGGTGATTCTGATGAACCTGCATAAACTGATCGCCACAGAAAACGAATGCTACAAGGTGGGCCAGAAGATCACACCGAAGGGCATCATGGTGCATTCCACTGGCGCAAACAATCCAAACCTGCGGCGCTATGTAGGCCCTGATGATGGTCTGCTTGGAGTGAACGCAAACAAGAACTACTGGAACACATTCCGGCCCGGTGGCAAACAGATCTGCTGTCATGCCTTTATCGGAAAACTGAAGGACGGATCCATTGCAACCTATCAGATCCTGCCCTGGAACCATCGTGGATGGCACTGCGGCAGATCCGGCAATAATACGCATATCAGCTTTGAGATCTGCGAAGATGGTCTGAATGATAAGACCTATTTCGATAAGGTTTACCAGGAAGCTGTTGATCTCTGTGTCTATCTCTGCAAGATGTATAATCTTACGGAAAAGGACATCTGTGACCATAGCGAAGGCGCAAAGAAAGGCATTGCTTCCAATCATGGCGATGTGGCGCACTGGTTCCCCAAATTCGGGAAAAGCATGGACACCTTCCGGGCCGAAGTGAAGGCTGCGCTGGCTCCCAAAGAGGAAACGAAGAAAGTCATCTATCGTGTCCAGGTGGGCGCTTTTAGCGTAAAAGCAAACGCTGAAAGGATGGCCAAGGAACTGAAGGAAAAGGGCTATCAAGTAATTATCAAGCAAGACTAATCCAAGTTGATAAGGGGCATCTGAAAAGGTGCCCTTTTTCTATTTTCACCTTTTGAAGCCAGGTGTAAAAGAGGATTCAAAAAACTATTTCAAGGCCGAAACCTTGTAAAAAATCGTAAATAGAAAGGAAAAGCACAATGAACATCACTGAAATCTTGAAGGCAAAAGGCATTGACGATGCAACCATCACTGGAATTCTGGATGACATGAAGGCAAACAAGATTTACACGGCATCCGAAGAAAACCTTGATATCCGTTATGGCAAACTGAAGACCGATCACGAAGGCAAGCTGGCCGAACTGACTAAAGCGCAGAACCTGATCGCTGAACTGAAGAAGTCCACCAAAGGGCAGGATGATCTTCAGGGCAAGATCACTGCGTATGAAGGCCAGGTGGCGCAGCTTCAGACCGAACTGGAACAGACCAAGCTGGATGCAGCAATCAAGGTTGAACTGCTTTCCAACAAGGCGCTTGATGTCGATTACCTGACTTTCAAACTGAAGGAAAAGGGCGAACTTGCCCTGGACGAGAACGGCAAGATCAAAGGCTGGGATGATAAGATCGCAGCCTTGAAAACGCAGTTCCCTACACAGTTTGAAACGGCAGGATCCAAGAAGTATGACGAACACAAGCTGCCTGATGATCAGAATCATGGTGGCAATGAATCCGATCCTAAAAGCCTTGAAGATGCCCTGAAATTGGCCTATGAGCCAAAAGACTAAAAGAAATGAGGTAATTTTTTATGGCTATGACACTTGCAGAAATGAAAGTCGGTATGTCCGACAAAGTATCCCAGCAGATTGTTGATATCTTCCTGCGTGAATCCGAGATCCTTCAGATGCTGCCCTTTGATAACTGCGTATCTCCGCAGGGTGGCAGCACTTTGACTTATTCCTACATTCAGAAGAAGCTGCCTTCTGTGGCTGCCTTCCGTGCGCTGAATGCTGAATATGCTGCGAACCAGGCAACTGTGGAAAAGAAATCCGCTGACCTGAAGATCTTCGGCGGTAAATTCCAGATTGACCGTGTTCTGAAAGCGGCTGAAGGCCCTTATAACAACATGGCATATCAGATCCGTGAAAAGGTGCTGGCGGCCATCAGCCTGTTCCATTACACGCTGGTAAACGGCAACGCCACCACTGCCACCACCGAGTTTGACGGCCTGGATAAGATGCTGGCTGGCACTTCCACCGAGTATAACACCGGCACCGGTTCTGCCATCGACATCAGCACTATGACCAATCTGAAGACCAATGCTGATCAGCTTTATGAGCAGATCCAGCTGCTGATCAAGAACACCGATGCTGATGCGCTCCTGATGAACAGCGCAATGATCGCCAAAATCCAGACTATGGCCAGACTGCTTGGCTACAAGACCGAATCCGAAGAAGCTTTTGGCCGCAAGGTTACTTCCATGGACGGTGTGCGTTTCATGGATCTGGGTAAGCATTACACCGTTTCTGATTCCACTGTCACCGGCAATGACTGCGTGAAGGCCGGCATCAGCAGAAACATTGGCGCTTCCAATGCCGCTGTCACTGGCCTGACTGATATTTATGCAGTCAAGTTTGATGTCATGGACGGCTTCCATGCTGCTTCCCTGACTGGCAACAGCGCTATCCGTCAGTATCTGCCTGACTTCAATGCTCCTGGCGCTGTGAAGGATGGCGAAGTTGAAATGGTTGCCGCCACTGTGCTGAAGAACACTGCACATGCTGGCGTTCTCCGTAACATTAAGATCGCATAACAAGAAAGGAAGGAACAAAATGGCTGCAAACAGCAAGAAAAGCACAAAGAAAGTAACCGGGTATGAAATCAAGGTCAAAACCAATCCCGATTTCTGCGGCGTTGATGCCGGTGGCGTTCAGTTTGCTTACGGTAAGGCACTGATCACTGAAGGCCGAATGGCTGAATGGTTCCGTGAGCATGACGGTTATGAAGTCACTGCAATCACGGACGGTGAAGCTGAAGATCCGGTTGATCCTGCTGCCCAGGATAGCCCGGCTGAATAAGGCGGTGTTGATATGATCATGACCGTTGCCGAACTTCGGCAGTATGTTGATACCGATGAAACAGATCAGGTGCTTGAAGCCAAGCTTCAGGCGCTTGAACTGTTGATTCGTGCGTACACAAACAACAATTTTCAGGTCAGGGCTTTCCGGGCTGTTGCTGTTTCCACAAACAGCAAAGCCATACTGGTGAATACACCTATTCCCTTCAAGGCCGGCGATACCTTGCAGATCACGGAATCGGATCTGATGCAGGATTGCCTGGTGACTGTTGCTGCCGTTACAACTGGTCAGATCACGGTCAATGAAGATCTGTATGATGAATCCGGCGTGGTAATCACGAAGGTGAAATATCCCCAGGATGTCAAAATGGGCGTTGCAAACATGCTTAAATGGCAGCTTGACAACGGTGACAAGGTTGGAATCGCTTCAGAAACGATTTCAAGGCATTCTGTGACCTATTTCAACATGGATGGGGATAATTCCACTATGGGCTTTCCGAAGGCGCTGATGGGCTTTTTGCAGCCTTACATGAAGGCCAGGTTTGGAAGGGGCATCAGAGTATGAAAGGCATTGGCGGAAACATCACGGCAACAATCCAGGTCTACACGGCAGCCAAGAACGAAATTGGCGAAAATGTGAAGACCTGGGTTGATGCCCAGACCATCAAAGGCTGGCTTGACCTTTCTGCTGGTGAATCCGGCTACACCACATATAACGCCAAGATCCAAGAATCCACACACATCTTCATTGCAGATTATGTGCCGCTTGCTGCCGGCATACAGGCTGAAAACAGCCGTATGACCATAGGCGGCAAAACCTATGACATTCTGCTGATTGACAATCCGATGGAGATGGGAAGCGGATCCCAGCTGGAAATCTATCTGAAGTTTACAGGGGGTCAGTAATATGTCCGATGTTAAATTTGAGGATAACAGCATGAAGGTGAAGGCCGCTATCGATGAAGCCTTGCTGCAATTCCTTGAAGAAGCAGCATCTGAATTGCAGTCCCAGGCTGCAAGGGGTACACCTGTTGACACTGGCCAGCTGAAAGGATCCTGGGCGCATACGGTGGATGAATCCAACCTGGAAGCCAAAATCGGCAGCCCACTTGAAAACGCCATCTGGACTGAATTCGGAACAGGTGAATATGCCTTGGAAGGGAACGGCAGAAAAGGCGGCTGGTTCTATGAAGATGACAAAGGCCAGGGACATTTTACACACGGTAAAAAGCCTGTGCGGATGCTCCACAATGCCTTTGAACAAACCAAAGGCAAAATCATCAAGAGGGCTGAACAGATCATGAAAGGGCTGAAGTAATATGTCCAAGCAAGTTTTGAAAATCATATCTGATACCATGACATCCCTGCGCTTGGAATATGGCTTCGGTGAGTATTCCGGCAATGCAAAGGGGAAGATCATATATCCATATTTTGTAGGCAGCTACACGGAATCGGAAAGCATGACCGAAGACGGCCTTCAGGAAGGCACGATCCTTCTGACTGGCTTTTCCAGGGGATCATGGCTTGATCTTGAAAATGCGAAGGAACGCATTGAAAACTATTTTAACAGGTCTTTTGGTTACACGGCAATCACTGATAACGGTTCAGGGGTGGCCATTTCTTATGCCGGAAGCCTGATCGTTCCCACAGGTGATGCGGAACTAAAAAGCATCCAAATCAATCTATCCGTTAAGGAATGGAAGGTGAACTGATATGAGCAAAGAAGGTAAAACCGGGGTATCTGCGAATACTCCGAAGAATATCTTGTTCGGCGCTGGCACCATCCACAAAGGGCTGAAGTACACCGGCAATGCATGGAACTTCGCTGATTCCATTGTGGGTGCCACTTCGGGCGGATCTAAACTGTCGATCATCCCCGAAGTGACCAAGGTGGAAGTTGATGGCGCACTGGTTGCTGCAAAGGGCCTGTCTGTAAAGACCGGCGAAACCGCAACCATGGAAATCAATTTCATCGAGTTGACGAAGGACATCATCAAGGCTGCAACAATCGGCGCTGATGGCACATCTGACGATACGGCAAACTATGACCTGATTGAATCCAAGGCAAACATTGCCGAAGGTGACTATTGGGAAAACATTGCTTTTGTCGGCAAAACACTTGAAGGCAAGAACATTATTGCCATCCTGCCGAATGCAATCTGCACAAGCGGCTTTGAACAGGAAGGCAAGAACAAAGAAGGTGCTATTGGTAAATACACCTTTGAATGTCATGCCGAATTGACCGGCGATCTGGACACGCTGCCTTGGAAGATCTACTATCCCAAAGCAACCGCATAACCAACCATTGCAAGGCCATCAATCCGGTGGCCTTGCATCTTTTAATAAAAACCGAAAGGACTAATCACAATGACAGATAAAGCCTTTGAGCTGCGGCAGCTGACCGCAGATGACATTTTCCCGATGTTCCAGATCATTTCCAAGATCGGTGTCAGGGAATTCAAGTCTTGCTTTGAATCTGAAGAAGTTCGGAAAGCCATCATGGATATGGCTTCCGGTGCCAAAGACCAGGCAAATGTAAGTGCTGTCGGTTTAACTGTTGCAGTTGACATTGCTGGCGTGATCATTTCCAACCTTTACAAATGTAAAGATGACATTTATCAGCTGTTGTCGCAGCTGTCCGGGATGAAGACAAAGGAAATCGCAAGCCTTCCGATGACTACATTCCTGGAAATGATTGTTGCTGTGGTTAAGAAAGAGGAATTCAAGGATTTTTTTCAGGGTGTTACCAAGCTGCTGAAATAGGTGATATAAGATTCCTTGATATGCTATTCCAGCGGTACGCAAATCCGATGATCCTGCTGGATGCCATGATCAAGGGGCGCAGGTTCAAGGCTTTTGTCGATGAATTTGTGTCAATCACCAATGATGAATTAGAAGATAAAACACTATGGGAAGTCTGGCTTCACAGGGTTTTTGATTTAACCTATGGTGAATTCTTGGAGCAGACGAAGAAACCCAAAAATGAAAAAATTCCTTCACGCCTTGAACTTGAAATCACAGTCAAGGAATCTGCGGAGATGTTAAACGGCTTTTGTCTTTCTTAAAGAAAGAAGGGAAAAGCGTGGAATTGTTCAAGCTACTTGGAACAATTGCAATCGATAACACCGAAGCAAACAAAGCCTTGAATGAAACGGCGAAAAACGCTGGATCGTCAAGCAAGGAAGTTGAATCAGCGGTAAACAAGGTGGGATCTGTTGCGCTGGGCCTTGGAAAAGCTGTTGTTACTGCCGGTGCCGTCATTGGCGGCGCATGGCTGGCGGCCATCGAAGGATCCAGGGAATACAGGACGGAAATGGGCAAGCTGGACACGGCCTTTGTCACCAACGGCCATTCATCTGAAGCTGCAAAGCGTACCTATTCGGATCTGAATTCCGTCCTTGGTGATAGCGGTCAGGCCGTTGAAGCAGCAAACCATCTTGCGCTGCTGACCGACAACGAAAAGGATTTAGGCACCTGGACAGACATCTGCACTGGTGTTTATGCCACTTTTGGCGCTTCCCTGCCCATTGAGGGCTTGACCGAAGCAGCAAACGAAACTGCAAAGGTCGGTGAGGTTACAGGCCCTTTGGCAGATGCGCTGAACTGGGCAGGGATCAGTGAAGATTCTTTCAATGATAAGCTTGCTGCCTGTTCCAATGAGCAGGAGCGACAGAAGCTTATTATGGAAACACTGAACGGCACCTACTCCAAGGCATCCGAACAGTATAAAAAGACCAACGAAGATGTCATTGCTGCCGAAAAAGCGCAGGAAAAGCTGACAGATGCCTTTGCTGAACTTGGAAGAATCGGTGAACCGATCCTGACACTGATTAAGACGAAGGTGGCCGATATGGTTGCTGCTGCTATACCACACCTTGAAAGCTTTATCAATAAGATCAAGGATGCAGCCAAGTGGATCAAAGATAACGCAGAAAAAGTGAAGCTTTGGTCAGGCGTTATTGCGATAGCTATTGCAACGGTTGGCGGCTTTGTTCTTGTCCTTGCATGGGCTGGCATCATGCAGAAGGCAGCAAATGCGCTGAAAATCGTCACACTTGCCATGAAAGCGTTGAATGTAGCAATGAGGGCCAATGTTATTGGCCTTATCGTAACGGCTATTTTGGGCCTTGTGGCGGCTTTTTTATACCTATGGAAAAACAATGAAGGCTTCCGCAATTTTTGGCTGAAGATGTGGGAGAAAATCAAGTCCGCTACTTCCTCTGCGGTCAGGTGGATCAAGGGCAAGTTCAATGATCTGAAGGATGTCGTTTCAAGGGCCAGAAACACCTTTGGCAATATCAAGGATGCTATTGCTGATAAGATCGAGGGCGCACGGGATGCGGTAAAGAAGGCCATTGACAAGATCAAGGGATTTTTCCCATTGAGCATTGGCAAGATTTTCAGTAACTTAAAGATTCCGAAAATCTCTGTCAGCGGCGGCAAAGCGCCTTTTGGCATTGCCGGCAAGGGTAAGCTTCCCAATTTTGATGTCAAGTGGAACGCTGAAGGCGGCATCCTTGACCGGCCAACTATCTTCGGTAGCATCGGAAACACATTGCTTGGCGGCGGCGAAGCCGGGAAAGAAGCTATTGCGCCCATTGACACGCTGCTTGATTATGTGCGGTCTGCTGTCATGTTGGAAAACGAAGGGATCAGAAAGACACTGATCGAACAGAACCGAATTCTGATTGATTTCCTTTCCAGGTCTATGCCACACGGCGTGATGCTTGATTCCGGCGTATTGGTCGGAGAACTGACACCTGCAATTGATGTGCAGTTGTCAAATAGATTGCGAAACGCCCAGAGGGGCAACACACGATAGAAGGTCGCTTCCGGGTGGCCTTCTTTCATTTTATCTTCACAGAAAGTGGGTGAAGGCCACTTGGATGTTTTCAAATTACAAGGAATCATTTCAATCTTCGGCGCAGATAAAGCAAAGAATGAAATTGATGAAACCACAAAACACGCAGAACGAAAAGGATCAAAGCTTTTAGGCACATTAAGCAAGATCGGGGCTGCTGCTATTGCCGCTGGCGGTGCTGCTGTTGTCGCTGTCGGCAAGCAAGCCCTGTTAGCGTATGCGGACTATGAGCAGCTTGTTGGCGGCGTTGATACGCTTTTCAAGGAAAGTTCGGCTAATGTACAGAAATATGCCGCTAACGCATTCAAAACCGCTGGACTATCTGCAAATGAGTACATGGAAACCGTGACAAGCTTTTCTGCATCCCTGCTGCAATCGCTTGGCGGTGACACTGAAGCAGCGGCAAAAATGGCCGATATTGCTATCACTGATATGTCCGACAATGCAAATAAAATGGGTACGGACATGGCATCTATTCAGAACGCCTATCAAGGGTTTGCCAAACAGAACTATACCATGCTGGACAACCTGAAGCTTGGCTATGGTGGCACGAAAGAAGAAATGCAGCGCCTTATTAACCATGCAAATGCCTTGAACGCAGCGCAAGGAAAGCTAACGAATTACAGCATAGATAGTTACGCTGACATCGTTAGTGCCATTCACGATGTTCAAACGGAAATGGGCATAACTGGGACAACGGCGGAAGAAGCCAGTACCACTATTCAAGGTTCCATGAACTCCATGAAGGGTGCATGGAAAAACCTGCTGGTGGGCATTGCTGACGAAAATGCAAATTTCAAAGGGTTGACAAGCGATTTTGTTGATAGCCTTGTTACCGTTGGAGAAAACCTAATTCCCCGCATCAACATTATCATTGAAGGGCTTACACAGCTTATCACAGAAGCATCCCAGACAATCATTCCATTGGCGGTGCAAACCTTGCTTGAAAACCTTCCGAGCATCATTGCTGCCGGCATGGATCTTGTCATGGCGCTTGTCAATGGCATCCTGAACAACATTAACCTGGTGATCACCTGCATCATCAATTTGGTTGATGTTATTGTCAATAAGCTGATAGAAAACCTGCCTAAACTCATAGAAGGCGGTGTCCGGCTTGTTATTGCGCTTGCTGGCGGTCTTATTAAAGCAATTCCCCAGCTTGTGGCACGGATCCCGGAAATCATAGCTGCAATAGTGCAGGGATTTGCAGCTGGCGGCAAACAGATGCTTGAAGTCGGTGTGAATATCGTCAAGGGTGTTTGGGAAGGCATCAAAAGTGCGGCAGCGTGGATCAAAGAAAAGGTCACCGGCTTCTTTTCCGGCATTGTTGACGGTGTTAAAGGCTTCCTGGGTATTCACTCTCCTTCAAAAGTCTTTGCTGGGATTGGCGGCTTTATGGCTAAAGGGTTGGGAGAAGGTTTTGATGATGAATTCAAGTCCGTCAAAGATGACATCGAAAGCAGCATGAACTTTAGAAGCGCCAACATGAAAATGACGGTCGGCGGAATCCTGGAGCATGGCCAGGTTGGTCTGCTGGAAGGAACAGGCGCAGAAGCTGTTGTTCCGCTTGACCAGAACCGGAAGTGGATCAGTGCTGCCGCTGAAGACATGAACGGATCCTTGGGCGGAAATAAGCAGGTGCAGGAACTGAAGGAATCCTTTGATAAATTCTGCAATGACCTGCCGGATATGCTTATTGATGCATTCACGGCAATGAAATTTGATGTCAACAATCGTGAATTTGCAAGACTTGTAAAGGCGGTGAATTGATGAATGCTTGAACAGTTGAAATACAAAAACCACCTAAATGAAGTCTTTGAATTTGGGAAAGATGGCATCTTTGTAAGCACGAATGAATTGCATGATTACGAATGGGCAGTGGCCAACAAAAACAAGCGGATCACATCCCTTGATTATGCAATCAGCAAGCGGAAACTGCCGCTGATCATTATCTGCAAAACTGAAGAACAAGGTATTGCTGCACGGAACCGGCTGATGGAGATCTGCGAAAAAGATGTTCTGGCTATGCAGCATGGCAAGATCATCATTGGTGATTATTACTTCAAATGCTTTGTCACGAAGTCGCAGAAAAAGAAGTATCTGATCAGTAACAGAATGATGGAAGTGACATTGACACTGACATCTGACTTCCCTTATTGGGTGAAGGAAACCACCAATGTATTCCGAGAACTTGGAGCGGAAACCGGTGGCAGCGGTCAAGATCTGGACTATCCTTTTGACTATGCCTTTGACTACTTCCCGGATGTGGGATCCAAAACGCTGATCAACCAGCACTTTGTTGCATCCAACTTCCGCATGGTGATCTATGGGCCTTGCTCCAATCCGGCAATCTATGTAGCCGGTCATCTGTACCAGGTCAATTGCGATGTGGCTACCGGCGAATACCTGACCATCGATTCTGTCACGAAGAAAATCTTCCTGACGGCAAACGATGGGACAGCAACAAACAAATTCAACCTTCGGAATAAGGATTCTTACATCTTTCAGCGGATCCCTTCCGGCAGCAGCCCTGTCACCTGGTCTGGTGATTTCGGCGTTGACATTATTCTGCTGGAAGAAAGGAGCGAACCGAAATGGACTTGATCTATATGGATTCGCAGCGGAAAGATGTTGGTGTGCTGCAAAGGTTTGAACTTGACCTTGCATTTGGTGTCGATGAAAACAATTTTGAATGTGCTGTCAGCCGTGATGATCACTGCTGCAATCCTGGCTTCTATTTCTACATAGAAGGCACAGAATACGGCGGCATCATTGACGGAATTGAAAGCAAGAACACCACACAAGAGGTTGTATATACTGGCCGCACTTGGCATGGGATCCTGGATTCTAAAATCCTGGAACCTGATCCCGGTGCTGATTATCTTATCTGCAATGGTGAAGCAAATGCTGTCCTTGGATCCCTGATATCCAGGATCAGCTTCACAGATTTGTTTGCAGCTTCTTCTGATAATTCCGGTTTGACAATCTCCAATTACAAGATGAATCGATACATCAGCGGATATGAAGGCATCACCAAGATGCTGAAATCTGTTGGTGGGAAGCTGTTGCTTCGTGTTCAGGATGATGGGCGTGTTTTGTTATCTGCTGCAAAAATCAAGGACTATTCCGATGATGAACTTGACACAGATCAGCAGATAGATCTTGATGTGAAACAAGTAAAAAACAAGGTGAACCATCTGATCTGCCTGGGCCAAGGTGAATTGGCCAACAGAACGGTTATTCACCTATATGCTGATGCAAGCGGCAATGTAAGCCAAACGCAAACTTTTAGTGGAATGGATGAATATGTCGCTACATTCGATTATTCCAATGCTGAAGACGAAGCTGAACTGATCAAAGCCGGAACGGAAAGGCTGCAAGATCTGCAACAGCAAGACAGCTTGGCTGTTGATGTCAGTGATGATATTGCGGATCTTTATGATGTCGGTGATATGGTTGGAGCCTATGACAATATCACCAACATCAGAATTGCTGTTCCGGTCAAAAAGAAGATCGTAACGATAAAAAACGGCATTGTTTCCATTGCCATAAAAACGGACACTTCCGGCAGCACTACCATCAGCGCCGGATCTTCCGGTGGCGGTGGTGGCGGATCCTCTGGCGGAACGCTTGACCACACGCAGTTGAACAACCGTGATGTTGCCGGTCAGCATCCGATGTCTGCTATCACAGACTTGGATGGTACGCTGAAAGAGAAACTGAATGCCGGAAATGCCTTGACTAACACAGAGATTGAAACACTTTTAGGGGGTGTCTAAATGGCAAACTATCTTGACGAAAACGGCCTTTTATATCTTTGGTCGAAGATCAAAACACTGCTTTCCGGGAAGTCTGACACTAATCACACGCACAATTATGCTGGAAGCGGAACACCAGGTGGCAGCGCAACCAGCGCTGTCAAACTGGATTCCTCTGCCGGATCCGTTACACAGCCGGTATATTTCAAGGATGGCAAGCCGGTCGCAACTACATATTCGCTTGGGAAATCCGTCCCTGCTGATGCGGTATTCACTGACACGAAATATGATCCGGCTTCGGCAAGCGCCAATGGTCTTATGAGTAAAGCAGATAAGGCGAAGCTTGATGCCTTTGGCAATGCATCCACATATGCCCTTAAAGCCGAAATTTCCGGTATGTATAAATACAAGGGCAGCAAACCAACCTTTGCGGATCTTCCGTCCACAAAAAACACCACCGGTGATGTGTACAATGTAACGGCAACAGGGATGAATTATGCCTGGGATGGAACGGCATGGGATGCCCTTGGGGAAATCTTCACCATCACAGCCATTTCAAATACGCAGATTGATACCATTGTTGCATCTTGATGGGTGGTGATTGCGATGGCCGAATATCTCGACAACCAAGGGCTTGCACACTTTTGGGCGAAGATCAAAGCCAAACTTGATAAGAAGGCACCGGCCTACACAAGCGGAACGGCGGATCTAACGCCTGGCGAAAGTGATCTTGCACCAGGAACGCTATATTTTGTCTATGAATCCGCCGATGAATAGGTGATGGGTTATGCAAAAGATCAAATATTCATCGATATCATCAATTGACTATCCATGGGACTATGTTTTTGATTACGCCACAAACAGCATTGCTGCCGTGTATTTGGGCAGCGCAGCCGGCAAAGCCATGAAGGTAACGGCGCTGTATATTGGCGATGAAAACGGAAAGGCCAGGAAGGTTTTGAAGGTGTACATCGGTGACAAAAACGGAAAAGCACAATTGTGCTACAAATAAGGGGGCATAAATATGTCTAATCTACATTTAGTGACTGGCTATGCAGGAGCAGCGCACATCACAGCCGCAGACCATGGATCTTTCAACAGCGCTATTTTTGGCGCTGGGCAGTATGTCCTGAATCGTGGCAACAAGTTCGCTGCAAGCATTGTCAGCAACAACAAGATCACTGTCCTGGATGGCGATCTGCTGATCCAAGGCCGGCATGTCCGGCTGAATGAAGGCAGCTATGTGGATCTTACCATCGACAATGGCGCACAGGGGATGCAGCGGCATGATCTGATTGTGGCCAGATATACCAAGAATTCCGCAACCGGTGTGGAAGAATGCAATTTGGTGGTCATCAAAGGCACAGCTGCTGCTTCCAATCCTGCGGATCCTGCCTGCACTTCCGGTGACATCATCAATGACCATGTGACCATTGCGGATATGCCGCTTTATCGTGTCATTCTGAACGGTCTGAATGTGCAGCCGCTGGTGCAGCTGTTCACGATTGCCAGCCTGATGCCTGATGGATCTGTCACAACCGCAAAAATCAACAATAAAGCAGTGACCACAGAAAAAATCGCTGATGGCGCTGTTACCAAGTTCTTCACAGCGCAGATCGGCACCACCTGGACAGGCAGCGCCGCACCTTACACGCAGACCATCACTGTTTCCGGGATTCTGGCAAGTGACAAGCCGATTGTTGATCTGGCACCTTCCAGCACCTTTGCAACGGCGGAAAATGAGATCAGCAACTTTGCAAAGATCTATCGGATCACAACGGCAGCAAACAGCATTACTGTGTATGCAACAGATAAAACGGATGTTGCGCTGAATATCCAGATGGGGGTGCATAGAAAATGAGTGAAGCATTTATCTGTCGCCGGGGTGGGTCTGGCGGTGCAGCGCTGAACATAGATTTTGGTGCAAATCCGCCTTCTGATACCAGCAAATTGTGGGTTCCGCTTACTAAGAAACCTGATGCGGTTGAATGTAGCCCTGTGCTGAATTACGGTGCAAATACAATTGAACTGAAATCGGCTATCATACCGGCAAACCAAGTTGGGTTTTCTGCTATTTCTCGTGTCGGCAGGAAGATCTATATTTTGGGCGGAAGCAACAGTTTGTCTGCCGGCGGTATGGTGAAAACCATTTCCGTGTACGATATCGACAGTGGGGAAATATCCACACTATCCGCTACCCTGTCCGTCAGTAGAATGTATGCGTACTGTGCTGCGGTAAACGGAAAAATCTATCTCATTGGTGGTTTGACAAATGGTCCCACATCGCCGTCCAACACTATTGAAGCATTTGACCCTGCGACAAACACAATCACTGCTTGTACAAACCTGCCGACAGCGTTTAGAGCAATGAATTGTAATTCGTGCGTGGTAGTAGGAAGTAAAATTTACATCATGGGGTATTTATACGGAAGTGGAACTTACAATTTATCCATCCTGTACTACGACACAGAGAACGACACTGTTGTTGACACAGGTAAAAAGGGCATCACCTGTAATGCGGCTTGCGTTTATGTAAACGGCAAGATTTATGGATTTGGCGGAGTAAGTTCCGGCGGTAGCTTCTCCGGAAAGTATTGGAGTTTTGACCCTGTTACCTTAAAAGTCACATCACTTGGAATTTACAATTATTCTTATGCAAGTGCAGCGTCTGTTGACAATAATAAAATATACTTGTTCCAAGGGTACGACAGTAACTACGATCTGCATAATGCAATACAAGTGTACGATGTGAATGCAGATACATTCCAGACTCTTTCGATTACGACAAACGAAAAACGGTGCAGAAGATATGTGGTTGTGGACGGTTTGGACATTTACGTTATCGGCGGAGATAATATGTCAACTGCAACGCCTGCAAATCGCATAGAAAAGTTTTCTTCAAACACAGTTTTGCAGTCCAATCATCTGTTCCTGCAAGCAGACTTCGGCTTTGACAATCCGTTCCCAATCGTAAGTGACAAGAACACCAAGATCACTGCCTATCTGCGAAATGCCTTCCTTGGCAATGAAAACAATATTGCACAGCTGACGAATGCATTTATTTATGATGCAACAGCCGGAGAATGGAAGAATCTTTCCGGCGAAAGCTATGTCGCCGATATGCTGAATGCCTTGAATGTTTTGGGGGTGAATTGATGGGTTACTACACTGAAAAAGCCTTGCAGGTGAAGGCGGAAAACGATGCCAAGATTACGATGCTGGAAGAAGCCCTGAATGTAGTGGGCGTTCAAACGGCAGAAGAAACGAAAGCGGAGGTGGTGACAGAAAATGCGGAATGATATTTTGGAGCAGGCCCAGGCAATCAGAACCAACATTGACAAGTTGACGGCGAAGCTGACCGATGAAGAAGCCATGGAAGTGATGGATCTGTACCTGCCTTGGACTGTTGGCGTGGCCTATGCTGTTGGCGATATTCGCCGGGATGCCGGTGTGCTATATAAATGCATTCAGGCGCACACTTCCCAGGCGGATTGGCAGCCGGCGCAGGTGCCGGCGCTGTGGAAGGTTATATCTGTGGAATCCTGGCCGGGATGGGTGCAGCCAACTGGCGCACATGATGCCTATGACAAGGGCGCACAGGTCAGCCACAACGGGAAGCATTGGACTTCTGACATTGCGGCGAATGTCTATGAACCTGGTGTCTATGGCTGGACAGAAGTAACTAAATAAAGGGTGGTGAATAACGATGAAGGGGATCACTTTTGGCGATTACCATTCATTCAATGACTTGCACTTGATTCTGAAATCCAAGGAAATTGGAAGCCCTTCGGTGAAAACCATGAAGATCGATGTGGAAGGCGCAGATGGTGCGTTGGATCTGACTGACTTCTTTGGTGAACCGAAATATGAAGATGTGAAACACAAGTTTGAGTTTTCAACCGTGGTGCCAAAAGCGGAATTCCTTTCATTGTTTTCAACCGTAAAAAATGCCCTGCATGGTAAGAAGATGCGGATCATCCTTGACGATGATCCGCTTTTCTATTACCTGGGGCGGCTTTCGGTTTCCGGCTTTACCAATAATAAAAGCATTGGCAATGTCAGCATTGAAGCAGAATGTGAACCGTACAAATATAAGCTGGCCAAAACCGTTGTGACAAGGGCGGTGAATGGTACAGAAAGCATTGCCTTGGTCAACAGCCGGAAAAGGGCTGTTCCAGAAGTAACGATCCAGGCGGAAGGCAGCTTGAACATCGTCTTCAATATCAGCAATGTATGGGATCTGGGAAGTGGATCCTACACGCTGCCGGAATTGGAACTGGTGGAAGGCACGAACAATGTTACCGTCACAGGCACCGGGAATATCACATTCACATGGCAGGAAGGTGATCTTTAATGTATCGGGTATATTGTGATAGCTTTTTGCTGTACCACAGCAAGCTGGAAAACCTGAAGATCTTCAATCCTTCCGTGGAACTGGAAGAAAATAAGACCGGCAGCTTCGTGTTCACGGTCTATCCGGATCATCCCTATTATGGGCTGATCAAAAAGCTGAAATCTATCATCACAGTCTACCAGGACAATTATCTGCTGTTCCGTGGCCGTGTCCTGGATGAAGATGTGGGCTGGCACAATGAAAAGGCAGTTTCCTGTGAAGGGGAACTGTCATTTTTATTGGACAGTATTCAAAGGCCGTATGATTTCACTGGCAGCATCACTGATTTTCTTTCCATGCTGATCACCAATCATAATGCCCAGGTGGAAGCTGCAAAGCAGTTCACGCTTGGCAATGTGACCGTCACGGATCCAAATGATTACATTGTTAGATCCGATATCGACTATGTGACCACCTGGGAAATCATTGAAAAGAAACTGATTGACCTACTGGGCGGATATATCGTCATCCGGCATGAAAACAGTGTCAACTACCTTGATTACCTTGCATCGATCAACCTGCTTGCGCCGCAGAAGATCACCTTCGGGAAGAATCTGCTGGATCTGAAGCGGATCCGCAAGGGGACGGAAATCGCCACAGTCATCATTCCGTTAGGTGCCAAGCAAAAGGACGATGAAGGGAAAGACACTGAAACACGGCTGACCATTGCAGATGTGAACGGTGGCGCTGATTTCATCGAAGATGCTGATGCCATATCACAATTTGGCACCATTGTCAAAACAGTCATTTTTGATGATGTCACGCTACCGGAGAACCTTAAAACAAAGGGACAGGCACATCTTGCCGGCGTTGTCAACCAGTGGGAATCTATTGAACTGACCGCTGCGGATCTGGCCACAGTGAACAAGGATTTCACTTCTTTCCACCTGGGGACACAGGTACAAGTGACCAGCGATCCACACGGCATTGATCAGCGATTCCGGGTAACAAAGCTATCACTGAAGCTGCTGGATCCGGCAGCGAATAAGCTTTCCCTTGGTGCAACGGTGAAGGGATTCAGTGAAGCTGTGAAGGGCATTTCCTATGATCAAGGCGAAATCCTTCAGACTGTGGAGAAAAACGCACAGGCGGCAAATTCGGCGGTCTACAATGTGGAACAGAACCTGCTTGCATCCATTCAGGCATCTGAAGATAGCATCAAATCAACAGTGGCTGAAAGCTACTATCTGAAGGAAGACACAGATGCCTTGATTTCTTCTGTTAGCACAGAGATCGAGCAGACAAAGAACAGCGTTGAAATTCAATTCACGCAATTCAGCGCTGATCTTAAAGGTGTGGCCGCAGGTGCCGATGCTGAATTTGAGGAAATCAAAAAATATATCCGTTTTGTGGATGGCCAGATCCTGCTGGGCGAAGTCGGAAACGAATTGGAACTAAAGATCAGCAATGACCGGATCAGCTTCCTTCAGGACGGTGCAGAAGTGGCCTACTTCAGCAATCGGAAACTGTATGTCACAGATGCGGAGATCCTGCACAGTTTGCAGCTGGGCAATTTCGTCTTCATACCAAGGGCAAATGGGAACCTGTCTTTCAAGAAACCGCAGTAAGGATGATGGGCCGTTTTTGGCTTCTATTTTTGAATAGGGGGCAAAGATAATGGCTACTTCAGGCACCATTCAACAGGCCATCCGCACAGGATATCGGATCCAGATTGCCTGGAATGTGGGTTCGCAGTCTGTGGCGAACAATACTTCCACAGTGACAGCCAAGGTGCAGCTTGTTTCCACAGGATCTTCTTATACGATCAATTCAAGTGCAAGCAAGTCCGGCAGTCTGACCATCAACGGCACAAAGTACACCTTCAGCTTCACAGCTGCTTTATCTGGCAACCAGACCAAAACACTATACACGAAGACGGTCACGATTCCACACAATTCTGATGGAACAAAGACTTGCGCCTTCTCTGCGACCTGCGGAATCAATGTCACGCTATCCGGCACCTATTACGGCAATGTGACTGCATCCGGCAATGGAACCTTCAACACCATCGCCAGGGCATCAAAGATCAGCAGCGTGACATCTTCGGTCAGCGTGAATGGAACCAACGCTGTCACGGTGAACATCACCAGGGCGGCTTCCAGCTTCACGCATACGGTTGTTTTCAGCTTTGGCAGCTATTCCAAAACCACAACAGGCGTTGGAACTTCTACCAGCTATGCTATTCCGCAAAGCTGGCTGAATGCGATACCGAATTCAACAAGCGGAACAGCGAAGGTGACTGTCACAACCTATTCCGGCAGCACGAAGATCGGATCCGCCGTCAGCAAAAGCTTCAAGATTACGGTTCCGGCATCGGTGGTGCCAACCATCAGCGCAGTAAGCCTGACGGAAGCCGTTTCCGGCCTTGCAGCACAGTTCGGCGGATATGTTCAGAACAAGTCAAAAATCGCCTGTAAGGTGACGGCGGCTGGTGCTTATTCGTCTACTATAAAAGCCTACAAAACCACCGTACAGGGGGCAAATTTTTCGTCTGCTGCGTTTACATCGGGCTTCCTTACCAAAAGCGGCACATCCAATGTCACAGTGACTGTGACAGACAGCCGGGGAAGGACTGCAACCACAACTAAAAGCATCACGGTCATCGCCTACACTGCGCCGAAGATCACCAGCTTCCAGGGCTTCCGATGCCTGGCAGATGGAACGGAAAACTATGAAGGCACATACATCAATGCTGCTGTGAAATTCAGCATCTCGGCGGTCGGGGATAAGAATACAAAATCCTATTCCATCGAATACAAGAAGACATCAGCCACGGCCTGGACAGCGCTGGCCAGCGGATCTGTCTATTCACTTAATCAATCGATCATCAGTGCATCCGGCGTATTTTCTGTTGATAGCAGCTATGATATCCGGCTTTCAGTTACTGACTATTTCGGAACGGTCAGAAGCACCTTTGAGATCCCGACAGCATTCACGCTGTTGGACTTCAATGCTTCCGGCAAGGGCCTGGCCTTCGGCAAGGTGTCTGAATTGACAGAAGGCATTGAATTTGCTATGAAGACGGTTTTCAGCCATGCAGAAACACCTTCTTCCGTGACCTATTTGACAGAAGGCCAGGATCTGAATGATATCCTTGAACCTGGCTTTTACACCATTCCAACAACAGCTATATCTGGAACGCTTTTGAACAGACCATACACAGGGACATCCACCGGCAGCTTGGTGGTGCTGCGTGAAGGCAATGGTCTGCAAAAAGTCCAAATTCTTCATATTGCATCCAAGGCAAATGGATGGATTTTTGAACGCAGTTATTATTCAGGGACATGGGGCGAATGGAACACTGTTTATAATGGCGGCAGCGGAAAGATCCTGTGGACAGGTGCCATGTATATGACCGCAGGACATAAAGCAACACTTTCCGAAGCCGTCAGCAAGCAGCCGTCTGGAATTGTTTTGGTGTTTAGCCGTTATGATAATGGCGCTGCCGCAGAACACAATTACAATTCGTTTTTCGTCCCGAAGGCGCTTGTTGCCGAAAAGCCTGGTGTCGGATCTGCATTTCGTATGAACACTGTGAATTTCAGCATGGTTTGCACAAAGTATCTTTATATCAATGATGCAACCATTACCGGGAATGACGGAAACGATGACACCGGCACAGCAAACGGCGTTACATACAACAATGCGGCTTATGTCTTGCGCTATGTAATCGGAGTATAAAATTACAGGGGGATAATCAGGATGATAGAAGCCATTATCACAGGCGCTGTGGCAATCGTTGTCTGCATGATCAATAATGCATATCAGCAGAAGGCAGCAAGAAAGCAGCATAGCAACACAATTGAACTGATCGAATACAAACTTGATGAACTTTCAAAGCGTGTGAATAAGCACAATAACCTGGTAGAAAGAACATACAAATTGGAGCAGCACGAAGCAGTTTTTCAAGAACAGATCAAGGTTGCCAATCATCGAATTGACGATCTTGAACATCAAGAAAGGGCCGGGGAATAATCCCTGGCCCTTTTTCATTTTAATTCCGTCAATAGAAACTGGATTTTCATTCATTTATCTTTTCATACATCTGTTCTTTCGTGATGATCCCAAGGCAGTATATTTCCAGGATCGTTTCAACATACACTTCTTTTCTTTCCTTGTATTCATCTTCTGTTATTTCGCCGGCCAGCAGCAGCTGTTCCAATTTACCAAGTGTGTTCATTGCAGTCTTCCTTTCGGTTGTTTGTTTATATCCATCATTAGTGTGCAGTAGAACCTGCACACTAATGATGGAATTGATAGGCGCAAAAAAATTTACACCTTCAATTTCACATCTAATTCGATGTTTGGAGTAGTCCAATTACCACCTGTTTTTAGCGGTGATTTGTTCCGTGTTTTTTTCAATACCGGATCGTAGAATCTTACCTGCTGGCTTTTTATCCTTTCAGGTTTGTCACGGTGATATTCAATCCTTTCGATGCAAGCTTTCAGAAGCTTGTTTTTTTCTGCTGCTGAAGCATCTGGATTCTGCAATGCATCAAGTGCATCCTGGAACATTTTGATTTTTTCTTCATAATCAACAGGTTCAGGCATAGATTCGTAAGCTTTGCATAGCGCCTGCTGCACTTCTTCTTTTTCTTTCAGCAGCTTTTCATTCAATTGTTGAAAGATATGCTGCGGCATTCTTTGCGCCGGATCTGGATGTGATTGTGTTTCCCACTGCGCCAGTTCCTTCGCTTCCAATTCCTTTTTCTTTTTTTCAAGGTTCTTTATAAGCCTTGCATGAAGCTTGGCAGAATCACCTTCATCGCTTTTCAAGCGAACTTCAAAATCAGATATGCAATTTTTCAGGATTTCTTCAACTCTGACT